ATCCCCAATATCCCAGCGGAAATCATTCCAATCCGGCTGACAGTAGCCAGCCAAGACTTTGGGGTCGTTACTGATTTTGAGTAGGTTTTGCCGTATAAATGCGTTTGACAGCAACTGCTCCATCCGTGCCTGTAGCGCCGGAACCTTCAGGTCATCGCAGTTGGTCTCGTCGAAAATCACATAATTGTTTGAGCTAATGTAGACAATGCTGGGCATCTTGCCGGAGGCTGCATAGTAGAACGCAACCTGCCGAGCATGTGCGGCGTCTGGTTTCTTTGGAAGAGATGGGATAGAGAAGCCCCTGCTCCCATTCTTGCGAACTGCGCCAGCCCTAGACCACTTGGTCTTTAGCTCGATGATGTTATCGCTGCTGCAAAAATCAGCGTAACCAATGATAGGTAGGTCAAGTCGAGGATGTTCATAACCCAGTACCTGTTCTTTCTTTTTTTCAATATCTCCAAAATGGGTCATGGCCTCAACACCGTTGTAGACCATCGCACCCATCTCGTCGATGTAACGCTGAACTTTTGTCGCGTCAAGTTCGTTCTTGGGGTTATGATCCATCATGCGCTGTTGTGCCTCAGCTACGGCGTCATCTATGTTTACGTTGTCACAGACGACAGCTTGGATGGCATCATGTGCTGCGCCTCCGGCTGGTGCTGGTGCGCCAATCGGAACGTCACGACGGCGTGGGCCGAGGTGGCAGTAGTTCCACACCCAATAGGCAACTGAAGTTTCCAGTGCGCTGGGCGAGTAATGCTCCAGCCAGATTTCTCCGTCACGTTTGGCGTAGTCAGGTATTGGTTTGAATAATTGTTCCATTTCGTTTCCCTTGTTTCTCAATTATGCACAGGGCAATAATCGTGTCAATTCTTTTTTAGCAATACTAAAGATTGCCAAAGTCTGGAATCGGATCGCCGCCCAAATCAAACAGCCGGTCTAGGTCTTCATCCTCCGTGAACTTTGGCGGCTGGTGACCGGCCTTGATTAAGTCCATGTTTATGTTTCCGTTTTCATCTGGCAGGTGTTCTGCTGGCACAGCCTCACGGGCCGGTAGAGGTATGTTGGAATCTCCCCCAAGACGCTCTATGGCCTTGAGCGGAATTTTTCTAAGGGTGGAACCAAACGCGCCAAGCTCTCCACGGGCGATCATTTCATCCGTCATCTTGAGTTGCTTGATGGCACCTTCGAGAGTCCATCCTTCGCCACGGGGTCGGCTCTCTTGGTCGCTGGCCTCATGCTGGTAGGATACCTTTTTCTTTTTGTCTCCATACATCCCCTGATACTTGGCACTAACTTTGTTTGTTGCCGAGATCACATCCGCCAAAGAAAACCAGTACGAGCTACGGTGTTTTGCAACGACGCCCTTCCACACCTCTCGGCAGGCTTCTCGGTAGACTTCGTGGTTCGGTATCTCTGACGGCATCCTAGAGTTTATGGCTTCGCATATCTCCTTCAGGTACATGCCGCCTGCTGTCTCATCTCGCAGTCTGACGTGCGGCTGAAACATGACAGACATTTTTGACGTGAACTCAGACGCGACTTGCATCCGGCTGTCATAGGTCATCTTTTCTTTTGTGTTTTGGGTTTCCATTTTAGTTTCCTTTCCTCATTGATTTTGCCGCCATTGCGGAGAAGTCTATTCCATCATTGTTGGGTGGACTTTCTGCCCCCCTAATAACAGAAGAACTATTATTTTTATTCCCTGATATATTAGGTGGGCGTTCTGCCCGTCCTCGACTGACACTCTGCCCACCCTTACGTTTGATGGTCATCATGTTGCTTGACTGCCTGCCACCTACATTTCTGGTCTCGACAAACAGGTAGCCATCCTTCTTTAGCTCCACCAGCTTGCGCCGCACTGTGCGTTCATTCAGGCCGGTAAGCTCGGCAAGACGCTGTGCGCTGGGCCACGCCTGCCACCGGTCATTGACGTGCTTTGCCACCATCAGCAGCACATACTTTGCCTGTGGGTCTTTTATCGTCTGCTCGCAGACCCAGTCCATTGCGGCATAGCTCATTAGGCTTGCCCCTCCCAGAGCTTGATAAAGTTTGCCACCGGCAGATTGACAACCGGCTCGGTGTCGTACTTGTCCCGCATATTATTGCGGCCTCCGATGGTGACCTCCGGCAGCGGCGGGTCGAGCTTGATGTACCCACACTGATCCGTCCACTGCACGACAAACAGAGCGGGTAGGCCGGTGAACTCGGACATCTCCAGAAGGTTTCTGGCCTTGTTCAGGCTGATGAAGACGCTGTCAAAGGCTCCGAAGCGATGGCTGCGGCAGCGTATCTCGCACATTGCCTTTGCCATTACCCGCTTGCTGTCGCCGGTCTCGGTCAGAAAGAAGTCGGTATAATATTCGTGGGGCATCTTGACGGCACCACAGTTCCACTTCTTCTTGATGCGCTCGACAATCCGAAGCTCACCGTCTAGGTCTGATTGGCTTTCATATTTTTCTCGTCTCATACCAACCACTCCCGCATGACGCTGCAAGCATCTTCAAGCGTAGTGAAGGTGACCGGCAACATTGCGTTGCCCTCAGTGGGCCAGCTATATTGGTCTGATTGACCGACAGCCCACTCTGAGTTGACCGCATAAATCGGCATCGTTACCCTGATGGGTAGCCGGTTATATTTCCATATCAAGACCGGTATCATGTTAGACTTAGCAGCGGCGCGATTGCATTGCTCCAGCCAGTCCTTTTGGTACCAGTTCCCTTTAGCGTAATTCTTGCATTCAATGGAGAACGGTTCCAGTTCGATGTCGGCTAAGTCTACCTCTTGGAATTGAGACAAGTTTCGCCGTAGATCTTGCGGAATGACCATGTCACCCATGATTTCCCGCAACTCTGATATTACCTTGCGTTCAAAATTGGCGCCCTTTGCGCGAGCCATTCTGGACATAAAAACACCCTTTCGAAAAATAGTGAGGCGGCAATGTTTTCTTCGCCTCGTCACATAATTGTGCTGTTGGAAATGGTTGCGAGTATTTGAGACTTCTCTCATCACCCCAAGCAAGTATCCAGCCAGTGATTACTGCAACCTCAATCAATTTCTGGTACGAAGTCCATCGCCGTGACTTGCCCGTCCGTTGCTTTGGTGATGTATGGGATGCTGCCCCAGTCCGGACGTTGCTTGTCAGCAGCCCAGCGCCAGATGACCGATTGGTCAAAGGCTCTGCCGGTCTTCTCTTCGATGATGCGAGAGAAGGCGTAGGTTGAAATCCCGTTTTCGTTTAAGTAAACTTTTAAGTGCATTGTGTTTCTCCTTTTCAATGGCATGACAGTATCATGCTTTTTTAGTTTCCCCAAAGCTCTTTTAGGTAATCCTTAAATGCTTTCCAAGCAACCTGCCGCCGGTGGCGACGACGCATCTTTGCGTCCCATTTGGTTGCGCGTACACTATCCCACAAGATGTCCTTGCCGCGTGGGAATGGGTTTTCTTCTTTCATTGTGTCCTCCTACAGACTGGTTTGGTTGTAAAATGCGGATGCTATGGCGAGGTGCAATCGGCTGCCCTCCTCTATCACCGCTGGCTTGTCACCCAGACGCTCGATCATTTCGATCTCTCCGTCGGGGTAGGTGGTGAGGAGATAAGTCTCCCCACCAAATTCGAATTGCTCCATCATCGTGAAAGCTCCTCTGGTTTCATGCGCTCATAGTCTGCGCGTTTCATTTTGAACCGCACGGTGCCTCGCGCCGTTGACAGGTGAACCCACTTCCGGCCCACGAATGCCCACATGCAATGCACACCGCTCAGTTGTGAATGCTCATTATTGAAGTGCATCCGAACAAAGACTGCATTCTTGAAGCGAGCGGCCCATGTCTTGCCAAGATGATTTGGCGGCACGAGCTTGAACTTCTTGCGACGCTTGCGTCGGGCCGGTGATAACTTGACCGGTGCCACGCTGCCGCGACGGATGAGAAATTCTGGGTGGTTGATGGTTTCCATTTGTAACTCCCTTTCCTTTTGTTACACTAATAATATAGATGCTTGTCCAGCATTAGTCAAGCACTTTATTTATTTCTTTTATCATTTTTTTCTGCGCTCGATACTGGGCGGAACCGGCACTGCAATAGTGTTTCACCATTGCCTTGTGATAGGTCAGGCGCTCCCTCAACTCTTTGGCGGTTAGGCTGCGCCCGATCTCATGGACATAATATTTGCGGCTCATGGTGGCCTCCTATTTGATCTCGAATGCGTGGCTGACCATTTTGCGAGCGCACTTGCTCTCGGCGATGGGTGCGATCTCGTGCTGGTCATAGACGACGTGGTCGATTACGGCGACCAAGTGACCGCCGACGCGGATCATATACCGGCCCTGCGACTTGCAGTGCATCTCGACGAAGTTTTTGAGGGACATTTTGCGGCGAATTTCACCTTGCTCATTGCCCATAGACTTGAGCGATTTGCGTTGCCACGCCAGCACCTTGACGCAGCGGGTCAGGGTTGTGCGTCCCTGCCAGCGGGGGCCGTAATCGAACTCTTTGCGGAAGATGTCCATGACGGCGCTAGTCTTCCAGCCCATCAGGTTGGCGACTGCTGTCGGGCCGCAGTTTGGTTTGATGCCGCCGCTCAGTGCGCCGAGGTTTGCTTGGTGAATGCTCATCATTTTTGTAACTCCCTTTCCTTGTTACACTATTATAATACATACTAGTCTAGTATTAGTCAAGTGTTTTTTTATGCCTCCACGTCCCTGAAATCAAACATGCGGATCAAGTTCAGCGATCCATTCGGCAGGATGCGATAAGTCGCGGCGCTTGGTGCGTCGAATTTTTCGACCCACGTTTTCGCCAGCGTCGCAGCGTGGTGGCTGTCGTCGGCCAGCAAGTGGCTCATGCCGGTTACCGGAGCCTCAACTTGGGTGATGAAGCGATGGCCTTTTGCATGAAGCTCGACCAGTTGGGTTTGGGAAAAAGTAGTAGACATAAAATCCTCCTAAAGACCTAAAGCACTTAAGCCGGTTAAAATTAACACCATGCCAATCAGTTCGATTTGCATTTGGCGATATTCCCTTTTGATTCCCTTTGTCATTTGTAACTCCCTTTCCTTCGTTACACCATTATAATACATACTAGCCTAGCATTAGTCAAGAGAAAAAAGCACGGGATAACCAAGAAAGTTACCCCGCGTTTATTAGTCCAGATCCATCGCCTTGAGGTAGTCCTCGCGGCTGTCATATATCACGCCGCCACGGGACAGATACTTGCCATCGTACTCTGCGACGGCCCATTTGATGGCCTGCTGCTCATCCTTTGTGATGTAGCTCTGGCCTAGCTCTCTGGGGAACTTGGTGCCATTGACGCGGACTTTGATGCCGGTCTCCAAGTCGCCCTCGGTGTAGTCAATCAATTCGATCTTGTAGCTTTTCATCTGTAACTCCCTTTCTCTTTGTTACATGATTAATATACATACTGGGTTAGCATTAGTCAAGGGGGTTGCAGTACTTTTTTTCGTGGGGTAAAGTTGTAACGGAATCAAGGGGTTTGAGGATATAAAGTATGACTAATAAGGCGAAGGAAAATAGAGGGCGTCCGGCTTACAAGAATGGAGGCAAAGGAGGAGGCTGGCAGAGGTTGTCTAGTCAGCTTGCATCTACATTTGATAGGGCAATTGAGCTTCACGGGGGTAAGGAAGCGTTGGCTCTCACCCTATCTGAGGAGATATCTGAGCGTCCTCTGGAGGCGATGCGTCTTCTATCCACCCTGATGCCGAAGAATATCCAGCATAACGTCGAGGTCAGTCCATCAGACACTCTCGCTGCCGCCCTTAGTAATGTTCAACTAGCTATATCCAAGCAGAAAGAGCCGGAGATCATCGAGGCCGACGTAATAGAGGTCAGCCAAGACGATTCTCCAGCAGAATAGTAATACTAATACGTTAATAGACCCCCCTTCTCTCAGGCGGACGGGGGCAGGTTTAGTTGTACACACATCCAAAACACCCCCCCTCTCTTTCAAGACGGTTAAGGTACCCTAGCCTGTTTTGATTTTTTTTGTTCTAATTGAGGGTGGGCAGAGAGTCCACCTAAAGATATATTAGATGATTTATTCTTTCTTATATATTAGGTGGGCAGTGTGTCAGGGGGGAGGCGGGCAGAGAGTCCACCCTAAACGGACAGACAGTCCACCCTACCTTGCCAAACAACCCCTTGCAGACTGCCCCGACACTGTGGCATAAATACAGAAGAGGAGAAAATGAGATCGGTTGAGCGTACTCCTCCTTGACGCTCCCGAAGGTGGGGCGGGTTTCCTTTCCCTTTCGTTGCCTGCCCCACCATAAACAAGGAGAGACTATGTCAGAGCCAAAGAGTGTAGAAGAGCTACTCACCGCCATTGCGCTTGATCCCGTTTTGTTTGTTGAGTCCATCTTGCAGGCCAGTCCGGAAGAGTGGCAGCGCAAGGCATTGTATGCGGTGCGGGATAATGACCGCGTAGCCATCCGCTCTGGTCACGGCATCGGCAAGACTGCATTTCTTTCTTGGTTGATTCTGTGGTGGGTATTGACACGCTCACCCAGTCGGATAGCATGTACTGCCAACACTGCTAGTCAGTTGTCAGACATTTTATGGGCAGAGGTCGCAAAGTGGCATCGTCGTATGCCAGAGGGCCTGAAA